CAACAGTCATAATACCCATTATACTCTCTCCACTTGAATTTTACATTTTTCCAAAAAGTCGATACCCTTCGTATCACGATAGGTATCTCTATAATACACTTTCTTTATACCTGCGCCATAAATGAGTTTAGCGCATTGGATACAAGGAGCATGAGTGCAGAATAAATCGGCACCAAAGCCTGATTCTCCATCACGAGCCAATTTCGATACAGCATTTGCTTCAGCATGAATCACCTCATCTTTCGTCTTATTGCGGAGGATATCTCCATTATCATCATACTCATTTTCTTCGCACTCATTGGTCCAACCAGCAGGCATACCATTGTATCCGATAGAGATAATACGATTATCCTGAACTACAACTGCACCAACTTGAAGTCGTTTAGCACTTGAAAGCTGAGCAAAACGCTCAGCTGTATCCATAAAGGCATCAACCCACTTTTTCTTCATAATACTTTGACCTCAAATCTATCAATATGTTCCATGAGATTCATTGGAACACGAAACTTAACTGTAACTTCTTCTCGTTTGTTAAGTCTTACAACAACACCCTTTTGTGTGACATCATATAAATCTAAACTACCTTCGTAGATGAATGCAGTTCTATATATCTCTTTTCCACCATCGTAACCAATCAAAACAAATTGAGGGTCGCTCTTAAAAGATGGAAGGTCAAAACCACCAGACATCTTTTGAAGTTCGGTGTAGTCAGCTTTCCATTTATCTTGGAAATACAACTCACCTTTGATTCTCATGGCAGCTTCTTTATCAGAGATCGGAATGAACTCTGTTTTCTCTGCCTTGAATGTTATTGCTTTTTCTTTTGAATCAACTGCTGAAATAGCATTCTGTAGTTTGTTGTTATTATCAACCTTTGACTTCAAATGAATTACTGTACCACGGTCAACGTTGATCGCATTTGTTTCAACTTTATTTGAGCGTGGAACAATATCAGCTTTGATGATAACACAAGTACCATGGTCTTTTAATAACTCATAGTTCTTAACTACACCACCACTGTATTGAGTGATCTTCTCGCTGAATAGATTATCACGGACGTAAGAATCACCGTGTATCCAAACACCGTTGACTCTTTCAACCGCATAATACTTAGCAGATTCAATAGCCTCTTTATACGAATCACCGCAACCAGATGAAACTACTTCAACAGCAGTCGCATTGGTTGCAAGAAACGCAAGGGCTAGTAAAAACTTTTTCATTGTCCCATCGCCACACGGATTTGACGAGCAGCCTTCATAGAACGTTGGTCAACCTGCACGGTCACAACCACATAACGTTTGTCAGAAGACAGTTTGCGCTCAACTACATAAACACCCTTCAGGATACCATCAGCTTGTACGGAGATTTTCTCAGTGATCTCGCTGGCAATATTTGCGGCACGTTGCTTGGAGTTTTCGTCATCAGACGAAACGTTCTTGGCTAGAGCCTTTGTAATGGTGTCAGTAGTCTTAGTGGACTTCAGGTCTTGGTTGATGAACTCAACGATGTTACGTTTGGCTCGCATAGTAGCCACGTTCATACCTTGTTCAAGACCAGCATCAACGTCAATAGGTACAGCCGAAGTGGCAGACGATTTCATAGAAGTCCAATCACCTTTATCGTTGAATGTGACTTCAACCTTACCAAAGTCCTGGGTGAACTTTGCGGCTTCGTCTGTCACATCAGACTGGCTGAGTTTGACAGAGGAACAAGCAGACAACGAAAGAACTGCAAGAGCAAGAATCACTTTTTTCATAATAATCTCCAATTAACGAATTGTTGTAGCGTACACGACGGTGTCAGGTTTTTGATACAGGTTAGTTACCTTCTCCCGCATAGCAGGGTCAGATAACTTCAGTCCAAGGCGATCAGGGGACTTTGGGTCAACTTGTACAACATCGTTGACTGGCGGTTCACTGATAGCAGTTACGACAGGGACAGCACTGGCGACTTTGACAGTCTTAAACTTAGCAAAGTCGTCGGCAAACTTAGCCCACTCAGTATCAAAATCAAGAGCCATAGCATTGGTTGCTATAAGGCTTGCTACAACAATCACGGGTTTCATAATAAAGTCCTTTTTAACTTTCCATACTTTATTATACCCCAATATTGGATTAAAGTCAAGCAGTTTTTTGCTCTTTTTCAACCTTCTTTAGAGGCGCCAAAACACCTGCTTTTTCAAGCATTTTACGAGTGATCTTGGGATAAACCTTATGCAACTCTTGGTCTTTGACTGCAATTAGCATTTTAGCCTCAACTGGGTGAACACCCTCTAGAAAACTGATAAACAGACTTTCTCGTTTGATGGGTTTCAGATCAGCACGACAGAAAACATATAGACGACGCAGTTCGCTGAATAGGTTTGTCGGAGTCATACCCATTGGTTCAGCTGCAGGTTTGAATGGCGGTTCACCTTCAGGAAGAATAAATTTCTTCTCTGGGTTGAAAGCATAGTCAAAGATAATCTTTAACGCTGAATCATTTTTGTACAATTCGATTTTGGCTGGATCTTCATTAATCTCATCCAGCATTTGGGTTACATATTTTCTCATTAAAAGTCCTCTAGTTCGTCCAGAAGCAGTCTACAACGCTTCTCAATTAGATAGTTCATAATAGCCATCTTATCTTTGTTAGGCTTGCTATTTAGATAGCATTGAACAATCTCATTTTCAACATCAGCTGGAATATGAGAGAAGTTAACCAGCTTCTCATTGCGATCCCAATTACGCTTTTCGTCATCAGAACGACATGCGTCTTTACCCTTCTCGATAAACTCAGCAAGACGTTTAGCCGATACAACCTTTTGACGTTCACCAACAACGAATACATCGTCCTTAGAGAAGATGTTGGGTACACCGTCGCCAGCATCACCCTTAACGATATGTTCAATCATCCAATCACGAATCTCTGACTTAGAAGCAGTAACATATTTCTTCTGCATTGGAGACCATTGCTTGACATTCCATTCAGCCTGAAGCTGCTTGAAGTCTTTATCTGAAGATAGGATGAGAACCTTTTGAGGCTCTTCCATTAAACCCTCTTGAATGAGTTCGTTTTCTTGAACCCACTTAGTCATGACAGCAATGATGTCGTCAGCCTCGGCACGCTCAACGTGGATAACCTTGTAAGGGAAATACTTAACAAGGTCTTCGCGCATTTCAGAAAGAGTATCAAAGATCAGTTTCCAATCTAGATCAGAAGCATCACGGGCTTTCTTGCGACCAGCTTTGTAGTGTTCAAATACTTCTTTGCGCCAGTACTTACGACCGTCGGTACAAATAACAATCTGACCGTACTCTTTACCATACTTCTTCTTGTAAGACTTAATGGTGGACAGAGTGACGTGACGAATTAGGTTCTTAACCTCAGACTCGCTTCCTTTCAACTCGCGTTGGAAAGTTAGGATTGTGGCAAGAGCCACTTGGGAATAATCAATTAGGATCACTGTGTTCTCTTTCGTAGCGAGTTTTTGCACCAGATCGTTGGTGAATACGGTTATGTTGAATGTCTAAGAAGAATTGTTCGTTTGGTCTGTCGATACGATAAGCAAAGCTGCCACCAAAGTAAACAGCATACTGACCATTCAAGTCAGAACGAATGACGATAGTGTAAGCAGTGGTCATAGCTGCGCCACCGATACCACCAAAACCAAGAGCCGTTGAACCCCAAGTCTGAGGGAACATAGCCTCTACAGTTACATCATAGTCTGTATATTTGCGAGACTTTGTAACAGTGGCTTTCTTATCACCCTTCTCATATGCTTCCCAATCTCGATCTTCATAGACGTAGTCGTCAAAGGCTTGATACAGAGAATGAGCCAAAGCATTATGCAGGGCTTGAACGTGGTTACTATCTTTCATTAAAATGCTCCCAGGATAATACACTCTTCATTGATGCGACCATTAGGTGCAGCAGGTTTAGTCTTCAGGGTCTTGAACGCAGCGTTTAGAGGGCGCTTAGTCATCACCAAACCTTTGAAGAAGTCTTCAGGTTTGCGAAGGGTCATAGACTTAGATTCAGTTACACTGAAGCCAACAAGAGATGTACCCTTGACGGTGAAACCACCAGAGTCAACCTTGTAGAACTGAACCTTACGATACTTGGTATTGTAGATCCAGACTTCAGTTGCACCAATCATGTTTTCAGGCTTAACTGACTTGAGACCAAGTTCAGCAAATTCCTTCATATACTTGACCTTGGCGACTTGCTTACTCAACGGAACAGGTTTACGAGCACGAGGCGCACGGTTGACCTTGGCACTTTGAACAGCTTGGTTGCAATCCGCAATCATAACGTCAACAAAGTCAGCAAACTTCTTCAAGTCTCGCTTGGTGAAGTTTGAGTAGGCTTCGACGAGTTGTTCATCTTTTCCTGTAAGGGCTTCTCGGAGTTCTTTACTTGTTCGGACGAACAGTTCTCCGATTCGTTTAGCGACTGGCGCTGAGACATTGTTTGCTGCCAAATAAGCCTTCGCCGAGAAGCTAGATTTTTTTGTTGTGACGAATTCATCAATCGCTCCATCCAACTCTGCAGCATGCTTGTGTGCATTTTCTTCCATACGATCTTGAATCGTAACGGGAGCGGCTGCAGGAGCAGCAGTTGCAGACTTCTTAGCTGCGGGAACTTTGACAGCCTTGGTCAGTTCGGTCAATACCTTGATACGATCTGCAAGAAGGTCAAGTTCTTTCTGCTTAAGAGTTGAGCCACCATCGAGCATACGTGCAAGAATACCTGCATAGCGGAATTCGAACTCATCAACCTTTAGAAGCTCAACAGCGAGTTTCTTGTCAGTCTTAGCGATGTGAGCGATGAGCCACTTCTTCTTGTCTTTGTCGTCGTGGTTTGCGTTGTAATAATTGAGAGCGCGAGTAAGGTGGTACTTCTCAGGGGTGAGAGTAAACTCAACACCCTTACTCAGACGCTCAGCTTTTTCAATCAGCTTCTGGCGTTTTGCTGCTGTAACCATAGGAATAATCCTCCAAATAATAACAGTATTATACTATGAAGCTGAATTAAAGTAAAGTCACGGTTGAGGGCTTGTTGCCACAGGCTTTACAGTAGCCTCGTAGATCTCAACGAATTCATCTTGCTCTGCAATGACTTGAGTCAGGTTTTGCTTATGATAAGTCTTTGCAATTTTGTTGATGGTCTTCTTTGGGATCTTGAACTCATCCGATGCTTCTTTGACGATCTCTCGGATAAGGTCACGTTCAGCTTCGGCTCTTAACATAGAGTTAGAGATTTCCTTAACGTTACCCATAAACTTCTTACGATCTGCTTCATTTGAAAACATAATACCTCACTTCTTGACGGATACATTTGCTTTCAACACAGATTGCAGAAGGATAACTGCAGCCCAAGTCTCAAGCGTGAAAGGAATAGCCAGAGCAGGGAACAACGTGTTCAGTGCCCAGATTGTTAGGAGTGGTCCAACTACAACAAAGAGGACAACAACAGCAATAATGAAAATAATCTTACCCATTTTATTCAACCGTGAAAGTTACGTTTTTGATAGAGTCCCAACGGAAGGAACGCCACTCTTGGATGTCAGTATCGAAGACTCGTAGTGCGGATCCAGCAGTCGTGCTACCTGTACCGTCTTTTGGGTACTTGTCTGTTGGGATGACTGACTCTGCAAGTGTGCAGTGCATGTTTCGTTCTGTACCGTCTTTCTTGGTGAAAGTAACGCACAGATCTTTGATTCCATCATCGTGGAGAACTCCTTTTAGCCAAGTTTGAAATTCAGGGTCGGTTGGATCAACCTTAGTTGCGATGTTGCTCATGTTTCACTCCTTCATAATAATCTACAAGCGGTTTAAAGAATTCTAAGAATTCCTGTTTTGTTCCATAGAACTCATGTGTTGTAGTATGAGTTTCATAGTCTGTTGTGATAACAGTTTGAATCATACCTTCCGGAACAGGGATTTCTTTTACAGTAATTTTGTGTGGATATGTCATTAGCCTCTCCTCATAGTTGCAATTTCAACAGCTTGCTCATCGGAGAAGATTGGAACAGCGTTGGACTTATGCATTGTACCAATACCTTTGATTGCAGTGCCAGTATAACGTGGCGTCTCTTTCTTGGTACAATCATGGTAGCCTGTATCACGTGACGGAATATACGGAGTCTCGCGAATATAAGGCTTTGACGAAACCAAAGGAGTAGTGGTCTTGGTAACCACTTTCTTTGGCTCGTATTTCTTCATCAGTTTTTCCCAAGAGTCCTGCAACTCTCGCTGTTTAGCGTTTGGTTTACGCTTCTTAGACTTACGGGTATTTGTATGAATTACGAACATGATAGAAGTATAACCTAGTTATTTCTCAAAGTCAAATCAAAGTGGAG